GTCTGCACGCACCGCTCTTGCCGGAGCGGGTGAAGAATACAGCCAACAAATCGCATTGCTTGATACACTCAAAGTCAAGTTTGTGGCGCATAACGAATCGCTAGAGCGACAAAAGTATCTAGCGGACGACATTAGTGCGGCATACAAAGAACTAGGCTTAACGTCAAGCCAAGCGCTGAGCGAAACCGCGACTAAGTTACAAGGCGCATTTGAGCTTATCCAGCAACACAATGAGCCGATTGCACTGCAGCAAGCGGCCTTTCTAAAATGGGCCGATGCTGCAGTTAAAGCCGCCGATGCAACAGACCAAACCGTCCCCGCTTCGGTGCAAGCAGCGGCGGCTGCGCTAGGCTTGACCAAAGAACTCGATAAGCTGATTGAAAAAGCTAACGCACTCAAGCCTGTTGTTGATACCAACTCTGAAGCCGTCGCGCGTTATCAACGCGAGTTAGACAAAACCAATGCTGCGATTGCAACCAATCAAAAAGTTATTGCATCAAGTACCGCAACCGCTGAACAAAAAGCCCAAGCGCAAGCAGCTTTGACTAGTCAACAAGTACGGTTAACAGAGCAAACTGCAGATTTAAATCACGTTCAGTCATTGGAACTGGCGACACTTAGCCAACTGCAAGGCGAACAGACCGCACTTAATAGACAGATTAACGATTTAAACGAGCGTTATCGTACAGGCCAAATTAGCGCGAACGAGTACAACCAACAACATGAACGATTAAGTGGCTTACTTCGGGTTGTAAATCAGCTTTTAGGTGATTTTAAAGGCGCGCAAGATGCGGCCACCGACGCGACCAAGCGCGGCACGCAGGCAGTAAAGGAAGCCACTCAAGCAGCGGAGAAGCAAAGCAAGTCATTACGCGAGCAAAAAGCTGAGTTGGAGAAAGTGCAAGCCAGCGCAAACCGAACAGCGTCTAGCCTTAATAACTTAAGCAATGCGACTCGGCCGACCGTCAGTGACATTGTTGACTATCAAGACAAGAACGAGGACCGAGCTTACGCCCTCGATACGAAAGAAATTAGAGAAGAAAGAGAACGTCGCTCGCACGAGCAGTTACAAAAATCTCAATACGACAAATTTGAACAAGAGATCAAACGCACATCCGACGACAGTGGATTGGCTGCACTATATCAACGCATCGTAAAGCAGCTTAACTATTTAGACAAAGAACAGCGCAGTGCGTTGGCCGCATTAATCCAGCAACAACGCGACGCGCTCAGGGCAACTACAACCACGCCAAACAAACCGAGTGGCAGCGCTCCGCGAACCACAACGCCCACGACCAACTACAACGCGCTGCCTAGTCAATCTGACATAGGCTTAGCAACAGCTATTCGTGATTTGATTAACACATTAAAACAACGTGAAACAGGCAAAGCCATCACGCTGCGCTTGCAGTTACCAAACGGCAATGCAGCCGATTTATACGCATCCATTAGGGATGAATTACTGGATGAGCTTGAACGTTTGAGTAAAACACAATGATAGAGATTGCCAACCTACAACTAGACCAGTTTGTGTGGATTGATGAATTTGATTATTCGTTAGTTACCGAGCAAACCGAACGCGCGCTAAATGGTGCGCCGCATATTGAAAAATCGACTTTAACCAATGGTCGCCCCATCACGTTACACAGTGCGTGGGAATCCAAAGCGGTTTTCACCAGCTTGTTCGACCATGCCCAAACAACGCTTAATGGGTTTGAAATTTCTGTACGAGGCACGGCCTTTCAAGTTATGTGGGATCACGGTCAAAAACCCGTAACGGGGTCGCCTGTTACCCCCTTTGCAGATGTTGAACCCGACTTTTTTGAACACGTAACGTTGAGGCTAAAAACCCTATGACGATGACCCGTAACCACTTAAAAATCTTTAAACCGCAGTTGATTGGTAATGTACCCCATGCAGGGGGCCATCGCACCAACAATGCGGTTGAAAGTGGCAAACTCAATGATGTGTTTAGCTCTATCAGCGACGTTGATCATGCGCGTAGTGCCTTTGATTTAGTAAAACTTTATCCTGCCGTGGCGACTGAGGATGCCAGTCGATTGCAAGATGCTCATGTGTTTATTGCCGACCAACCCGACGACCCACTGGTGAGTACGTTACTGGTTGAGAGCCCACTTTTACGTGACGACAGTGTGTTAAGCGATATGCTTAATATGATGACCGATTCTCGTACGAAATATCACGGCACAACGTATTTAATACAGCCAACGACGACCGATAGCTTAGAATTGACCGTTGAGAACGTTACTCGCTCACTCGCGCCAACGGTGGTAAACAGATTTGCTAGAGTAAATGTCAAGCCAAGTAATGATTCTTCAATCTACAGTACGGCAAAACTGGTGAGCTATGGCTATCTTAGCGAAGTAAATTTGGATGTACCCGACTTACTAACTGCATTTCCTATCTTCTATGGGGAATACAGAGCACGCGATCAGTCTTGGTGGAATTGGGAAACGGTGCACATAGAGCAGTCGCGTATGACCGTAGCGGGCACATCCATACAAGCTCACTTAGTGCAAGGTGTAGAAAGTGGCCAAGTTTTTACGCTCTACTATGTATCCAACAATACACATCGTTGGCATGATTTAACTGCAGGCCAAGCGACTCTTTCGGCAGGTGAGCAAGTTGTGCCTGGCTATAACCGCCTAAAAAAACAAGGCTCAAGTACAGTTTATACCGACGATGGCAACGGGAGATTTGTTGCTAATGGCTATATCTTTGCAACGATTGACTACACCAACGGCCAAATTACTGAAGTACAGCCCGTTGATTACAATGGCACAGTAACAGACAGACTTGGTTTGCTCATTCGTAAAGTCGACCAAGGAACTACAAGCAAAGAGTTTAATATCAACGTTGCGAACTTCGCTCGTGATAGTGTGTACATTCGGTGTAAAACAATGTCTGGAACAGAGTTAAGTGCATCAAGTGATTTAAATGGTCAAATTACTGGTTCAAATATTAGCGGCACAGTAAATTTGAGTGGTTATGTCGAACTGCAATTCACTACGCCCGTTCGTTCGAACTCAATAAGCTATGACGTCGACGAACTTATTTCAACAACCGTCCCTGCACCGCCGGGGGGAATTGACCGCAGCAAGTTGCCAGAAGGCGGGTTTGTTCCAATCTTTCATCAATTCAATCTTGTTTGTATTCAAAACCGTGTGCGAACGCAGCATAGCTCGTTAACTGCAGGGCAAACAATCACAGTGACGGCAGATGCAAACTACGTTGATATTATCGATAACAACAACAAAAGCTTATACAGCGTCACTGATGATAACTACAGCTACGACAGAGCGAGCGGCGTCGTTACTATAAAAGCGGGGACCAGTTCATTTTCTGGCCCGTTCATCATTACATGTGTTCAAAGTGAGCTTGCGTTAGTCGATAGTATTGATGGTAACAGCATTAGAATACTTTCAACGCTGGGTCGCAGCTACCCTGTGGGCAGCACCGTGTCGAGTGTTTACGTACTGGGTGACTTGCAAGCACTCAGTAAAGAAGAGCGAACAATTAGCGCTTGGCAAAATAACTTCGATGCGACAGGACCCGCAGCGTCAAGTGCTATCAACACAACTCAATACCCCATTGAACTATCGAACGTCGGTGCGATTGCGCAGCGCTGGGCCGTTGTGTTTACCAGTAGCACTGCGTTTACGGTGAACGGTGAGCACGTCGGCACGATATACAGCGGCGACACTCTGCACGACTGCAGCCCAATCAACCCATTCGCGCTTTCACCTTACTTCACGCTACGCAAAGAAGCATTTGGCGCAGGGCTAAACCCAGGCGAAGCCTTTTTATTCGAAACCAACGCGGCAAGCAAACCCGTCATGGTCACTCGTACCGTTTCACCAGGCCACACGACCATAGAATTTGATAACTCAACGTTAGCCTTTAGAGGCAATAAGGATCAATCATGACACAGCAAGTTACGGTTTACAGATGGGACGATGAAGGTGCACCGCAAATCACAAAGTCACAAGGCACAGCAAATGAAATAAAAACGGTTCTTGATAAATGCCTTGTCGATGGTTATGCGTCAAAGCCTGCACTTGGATGGACCAAAGTATTTGATGACACCAATGGCGTGGTTTTCCAAAACGGGGTGGGAGGTTCCGGTGGAATGGTACGATTCTGGCCGAAAAGCGCAAATTGGTCGCTTTCACTCGATGCGTCATCACCGCTTTTCTTTCAGTCCGCCAAAGCCTACATTGATTCTCAAACGGCACATCATGAAGGTAACTTTTATGGTCTGCATCATCCAGCCTATGGTGCGTTCGAAAAAGCCTGGGTCTTAATTGGCACGTCTACTGCGTTTTATCTCATCATGGGCTGGGTAGACCCAAACAAGACAGACTCATCAACAAGATATTTAATGTCGAGTGCTACGCAATATAACTGTTCGATTTTCGTGGGAGATATAATATCCGAAATAGACAATGATGCTGGACGATTTACCGCATTTGCTAGTGCAGCGAGCTCAAACTTCACATCTCTTACTTGGTATTGCACTCTCGATTACTTAAATTCGTATTTAGATTCGTACGAAGATAAAGGGCAAAAATTCTATTCTGCTGACAACGCAGATGCATTTCGACTCTATATGCCACGCTTAACATTTCCAAGGAGTACGTTAAACATTTCAAACTCGGCGGATTTACTCGGTTATGTGCCTGTGCCTTTAGTCGCTCGCAACATCGCGCAAATTCCAGAAATTGAAGACCCCAATCTGCCAGCACTTCGTGGTTACATGCCTGGCATGGTTAACACGCTGCGGGGACTATCAAAGAGTTATCATTGGCCACAAACAAAATTAATTGAAGGGCAACAGTATTGGCAATTGCGCTATGCGCAAAATGATGCAAGTCATATATGGATAAACATGGAGCAATGGTGATGTTTAAATTCACAAAAATTGCGGCCCAACCAGTAATTAATGGACTACTTGCTTTAGATGTTGATACAAATGCAACACGAGTACTTGTCCAAGACCGATTTAGTCTAGCTGTACTATGGCACTCCGCTGTAGCAAGTACACAATTGAAAATTACAACGCCAACTCAATACAGTATTGATGCGAATTTGCTTGTCACAATATTTGACGACCAAAATAATTTTAATGCTGAATGTGTTGATCACGTAAAAGCCGATATACCTTCAAATGCTTAAAATTCGCTTTTCAAAAAGTTACGCGGTTTCGAACTCCCCCGCAGTTATTCGATTCGGTGGCGTAACTCAACCAGCGGAAAATAAGGAGCTTATCATTGAGTGTCAATCGGCGTGGTCTCGCCCCTTTGTAAGCACCTCAGAAACTTGTTTAAAGTTCTCAAAACGAGCTGATGTATCTGTAGAGTATTCTCAGTGTTTCAGTGTTGGGATGTTCTATGTAAATGAAATTGGCGTGAGCTTTACACAAAACTTGGCGTGTGCATCCGAACATATTACAGCATGGAAGGTGTCACCTGCGCCGACAATGAGTTTTTATAACGTTGCGTGGGCCCATGGTAAAATAGCTGAACTAAGAGCACGAATAATATGGCCAACGTTCTCTGAGCTTGTGACACGTAACATTTTAATCTATTACGGCCCTACGGCGGCAGAGTATTACTGCGTATGGACGTCACACCCCGCACCTGGCAAGGTAAGGGTACGATTCAAGGGTCAACTTGCTGGGCAAACTGGGAAGCTTAAGCTTCGTTTTAAAATGCCGGACAAAATCTGTTGGTGGGGCTTGCCTGGTGGCCCAGTCCGTTCAGACGATGACATCCCCGCCATAGATTCCAAAATTCCCATCGAACCACAGATACAAAGAGCCTACATTATGCAACCAACGCTAACCTGCAAACGCTTATCAGACAGTCTCGACATACTCATTAGTAGTGTGAGTTATTCAATAAGCCGTAGCCAATTTGCGGCTACAGGCTCAATTAAATTCTGTAGTCGCATCGATATGGAACGCGCAATCGGCCAAGAACTACAACTGCTAATCAATGGCTATGAGTTCGCTGTCATTTGCGAGGAGCCAACAACAAGCACTAAATTTGCTAACAACAGTTTTAGCGCATCAATCCGTGGCCGCTTTGCACTGCTCAGCGAGCCGTATGCTCGCACAACAAATTATTCAAACCCTACCGCTTTAACAATTGCAGGGGTGATGGCAGAAGTGGTGAAAAATACGGGTTGGACAATTAACAATAAAATGATTGATTACCCCGTGCCTGTAGGCGCGTTCAGTTATCGCAACTTAACCCCCGCAGCTGCTTTACTAAAAGTGGCAAAAAGCATTGGGGCTACATTGGATATTGATACTGTTACCAAGGTGATCAGTGTTGTACCTGAGTGGCCAGTTAATCCGTGGGCAACCGACTCAGCGACTTGTGACGTTATTCTTAATGATTCTCTTATCCTTGAGCACAACACACGTCAAATCACATCACCTACACATACAGCAGTGTTTGTGCGCGGAGAGCAACAAGGTGTTGCATGTAAAATCACACGTTCAGGGACAACAGGCAGCGACTATGCAAGCGATGTAGTAGATAGCTTAATCACTGACGTACAAGCCGCGCGCCAGCGCGGCACGGCAGAATTGGCGAAAAGTGGGAATAAGCAAGAAACCACTATCCGCACTAAGTTGCTTGACTCATTACCACCAATTCGACCTGGCATGTTGGTTGGTATCCGATATAAAGATTCACTATTCAAAGCGACATGCGATCAACTAAGTATCAATGCATCTATAAATAGTAGCGGTGCGATAACCATCAATCAGACTGTTAAGGTGTTAAGTAATGTCTAATGTTCTAAATAGATTGGGTTCTGTTCTTAATAGTACACATCGTTCTATTGTGAAGGTTATATCTGTAAGTCCAAATGGCACCTCGTTAGTTGAACATAGTGATGGTTCAACAAGTAGTATCATTGGTAATGGAGTTCAATCAGGTGGCAATGCTTACATTGAAAATGACCGAATAGTTGGCCCTGCACCAGACCTGCCTTTTTTTGAAATTGAGATTTAATAATTTGAAAAGCTGTTTGAAGATTTTAAAAATGGAGTTTTCGCACTTATCGCGCAATTAGCGATAAGTTTTCGCGCGCGGCATCATGAAATGCCACAACGAGGTATTCCAATATTAATTTGGGTTTTGGATATGTTTCTGAGCGCATAAAGCAAAAAAGCCCGACTCTTTCGAATCGGGCTTTCTTTAATTAAGAGCCTGGCGATGTCC